AAAAACCAACTCCGCTGAGTTGGTTTATGACGTTTCGTTACAATCACAATCTGGTTTGCACCTTGATGCAAGTTCCACAATTTGTCGCTCAATCACGCGTTCTGTTGGTCGGGGAATTTGGATTTTCTCTGCCAATCCCACTTCTTTGTTTTTACAAGCGCACTTTTTGCATTTCTCTAAGATTTTGCATTTCCCCATTAGATCCAAGCCTCCCCAATCAATGATTGTGTGTCCGTTGAGAAATCACGCATTGTGTCAATTTTTGCCTGAGCTATTCCCTGCTTAAAGCGTCGCTCATAAACCATCGCCATTTGCGGATCAGTAAATTCATAGTGACGCATTAACAATAAATCAGCCAATGCGCCATTCACCACCACATCGTGGTAGCGGTCGTAAATCAGCTTATCCACCTGACAGGCATTTTGCGTGGGTATGGCAAAATAATGCACAAAGAGATGCCGCTCCCTATCTTGCATAGGCGGACGTGTTAGAATAATTTTATCGCTAGGCTCAAACGCCAAATTTTCATCACGATAGCCAGCCAAAGGTTTATAGCGGAAATAACCTTGTTTACATTTGCCAAGAGAAATATTATCCACATAATGCACTTGTTCATTATCACCGCAATGCAGGTAGTAATCTTTTACCCCTGCTTGCACATCTAGGCTCACTTCTCGCTTAAGTAGCCAGCTATCCCTTGCCAGTTGTTGGCAGGCTTGGCGAAGATATTCTATCGCTACATCATCGGGGACGCCTTTGGCAACCAACGTAACGCGTGGCAGGAATAACTCCAAATCCACAAACTCAACGTCTCGCCCCACATTTTCGCAAGAAAAATTCACCGCACTTTGTTGACTAGTGATGGGCTTTAAGCAACCGCAATTCATTTTTTACCCCCTTGCGGTACTTTGGTTCCGTGAATAAAACCTTGTCGCACCTGCTCCTTAACCATTATGCTTTCTAAAAACTGCTTGTAATGAAAGGCAGACTTTTGCTGTGAAGTGGCGCTTTCTGTTTCCGCACCAAATAAACGGTATAGCGCATAATCCACTAACGCAGAATAATGCTCAGTAATCGCCTCATCTAATGGCTCATCTTCCTTGATCTTAGGCATCACCGCACAAGTCATTCTTGCATAAACGGTTTCATTTGGGCTAATTGGTGGGCTGACGGTAAACTGATTGTCCGTGTTAGGTACTTTGCTGTAACTGCGTGTTTGGCTTTGTCGGCCTGTGCAGTTACGTTTACCAAACGCGGTTGCCGCACTTTCATCAACGGATTTTAGTTTGGCAATAAAGTTACCCTGTGCATCAGTAATCGCATCCACCGAATAGAGCAGATCACAACAGCAAGGTTGTTGTAAGTCGCTGTCATCAAGCTGTGCCACAACAGTTTTCAGAAACTTATTTGGGTTTAAGCGAAAAAGCTCTTGTAATCCCTCATTGAGATAATCAATAATCAGCGGATCTTCAATTCTATCGCTGTCGATGTCGTTGTAATCGAACCGCACTCGTAAAATAATATCCGCAAGATTCATTAGTTAAGTTCCTGTTCTACATCATCCGTGCCAATCGACACTTTGGCTTTGCGAGCGGTTTTGGTTGTAGGTGTTTCCGCTTGCACGAATTGGCTTTTTTGGTGGCTGCTTAAAAGATGATTGGTGGTTGGGTTATAGCTATCGAACTTTAACCCATTCACTTGAGAACGAAAAATTGTTTTATCCATTGTGATTTCCTTGAATGAAATAAAAAGTGCGGTGAAAGTTTTGAATTTTTCCACCGCACTTTTTGATTAGTAAAATGATGGCATCATATAGCCTTCAGGCTCAAATCGACGTGCAAACTGGATTTGTGCCTTTTGTAGTAAAGACGGATCTTGCGGTAATGCCACAATTTCTAAATCAATGGCATCTACTTTGCTGTTGTAGCCATTCTCCACAATCGTGGTGATTTGCGTGAACGCATCAACGGCCGCAGTATCTACCTCTTCGACTTCTTCTTGATTATCAACGCCACCGCACTTGGTGTAAGTGGATTGATAAATCTTGCCTGAATAATCTGCCCCATTTGCGGCCACAAGGTTAAATTTAAATCCTGCAACTGGCTCACGGAAATCCATAAAAATCGATTTCACGTTAGCGTGATTTGGTTGTAAGAAAATGCGAAGTTTATCGCCTACCTCAAGATCCGTTGCATCTTTGTCATAACGGCGATCTAATTCGTGCAACAAGTCTTCCCAAGTGATTTTATCGCGGAAATGGTAGCCATCTCTGCTATCAGGTTGCAAAAAAACAGGCAATTCATTGTCAGTATCAACCGAGCAACCCTTGCAGCTATTGCCATATTCAGGGGCGATGCCCCCTTTCGCTAAAATATAAAGTGCCATAGTATTACGCTCCTTATTCTTCTACTACAACGGCAGCTACAACAACAGATGCACCTGTTAATGCAACCACATCAAAGTCAAATTGACCAACCAACCAAATATCACGCTTGATAGTTTGCCATTCAAGGAAATCAAGGGACATTGGTGCGGCAATGTGTTCAGGGTTTACCATCATTACATATTCCACACGTTTACCATTGCCCGTTTTGTCGAAGGTTGGCATTGCGATAGTTGAATACAATTCCATTCCTAGCATTGGTGAAGTGATACCAGTGATAAGCGGATTATTATTCAAACAACAGCCCGCACCTAATGCAGATTGTTCATCAAGCACTAAGTCATAAAAACCTGGTGTTGCCACCACTTTAACTAAACCACAGTTGCCCGCACTTTCGGTTAACACGCGTTTCATCCGTTTTAACACGGTTGAAGCTTTAGTATTACCTTCACCTACAACAATTGGGTTGTCTGAGCTACCTAAGTTGATATTCTTTGAGTTACGCCCAGCTTTCGTCCCTACGTTATAGCGATAGGCGTGTGCCATAATAGAGCGTAAACCATAGTATTCCACTTCGGCAGCCAAAGCTTGCCCAATTGACGTTTCATAGCCACCTTGTACGGTGTTCCAGCGTTCACCTAAGCGTGTTGCTTCACGGCGAGAGAATTTCTTCTCAAGATCGATGTTTTGACACAGGGTGATTTCCCCTGATTTAAACGGATTATTAGGTTCCCATACTTCTCCGTTCCAGTTGCCACCAGTAAAACCGCCCACTGAAATATCAGTGATGATGTCATACACGGCTTTAGGTGCTTGATCTAAGCCTAAGTTTTCAATGCTGTACTTAGGATTTACGATTTGCAGTAACACCGAATGACGGCACGTTTCTGCAATAATAAGATTGAGGTTTTTCTCAGGGACACGAGAAAGCGATGCACCGCTATAGTCAGCGGCCTTGATAACTGCTCCCATATTATTTCCTTATTTAGTCAATGTCATATTCATCCTGAAGCTTGCGTAATTCCTCCGTTTGTCCGGTGTTCATTAAAATCCGCATTTTGCTGATAACTTCAGGGGTTAGTTTCTTTTTGCCTAAACCAGCTTTTCTATTCATCGCTGTGCCACTATTACTCGGTGGTGCCGTAACAGCTGGCTTAGAGGGGTGTTGAGATTGATTGAACTCATCCACTAAGGCGCGGAACTGCGGAAGTTTCTCAATATCATAGGTTTTGCCGATATGTCCTACAAACATTGCAGCGGTGTTGCCATAAAAATCTACCACCTTGCTATTTAAGAATTGTGTGAACGCCGAGTTGTTCATCAACCCTTGTAGCTCTGGTACGGTATCATTTAAGGCTTGGATAAAGGCTTGTTGGCGAGTTTGTTGCGCTTGTTGTTCTTGCGCTTGTTTTAACCGCTCATCAACGATCTTGCCAATATCTTCAGGCGGTTGCGTAGGTGGATTAGCTGGCTGACGCAGACGATCTAACAGTTTTTTCCCAGTGGCACCGAGTAGCGAAATGATTTCCTCTTCTTCAGTTGTGCTGAGTTCATCTTCTGCTTTTTGTGGTGGTTGGGTTTCGGGCTGTTTTTGCTGCTCAAGTTGCTGTTGCAACGCTGCGAGCTTTTCTTCTGCTTCTTTCGCCTTTAGCTCCGCTTGTTGGCGAGCTTCAGCTTCTGCAAGCAAGCGTGCATTGGTGCTTTTATGCGCTTCTTGCTCTTTGTTTAATCTTCCTTTCCACGCCTTAACATCGTTATCTTCTTGTTCGATGTTGGTTTGTGGTGGTTCAATCTGTAGTTGCTCAGATTGTTGGGGAACTTCTTCAGGGGTAGCAGGGGAGTTATCTTGTTCCTGCTCGTTATTTTCGATATGCTCACTTGGTTGCTTTTCGTCAGTGGCAAGTAGGGCTTGTCGAACCTGTGTGGGTAAGTTTCCGTATTTTTCTAAGTCTTGATGTTCCATTGGTCTTTCCTTTAAGAGATGGAATAAAAAAGCCATTCAAGATGAATGGCTTTCAGGGTGAGCGTTAAATGCTAGATGGCATTTCCGTTGTCTTTGGCGATTCACTTTCTTTAAACAGCTTGCCGGCAATTTCTGCCAATGCGTGGGCATAATGCAGGTACTCTTGCCGTAACTCAGGGTTAAGCTCAGTACGAACTTTGGTGTTGTAAGCAAGCCATTCTGAATATAAAAACGCCTGTAAGAGATAAGATAAGTTTTCGTCTATGGATAACCGATGCCGAATTTCGGTCAGCTCAGACTTTGAGCTGGTGGGCGAAAACATCTGTTTCCACAGCGGTGAGTCAGTGTTTTTCATTATGAATTACAACCGCTACAACGTTCTTTGCGTCCAGTTTGTTGTAATGGTTTTCCGCTATTGATAATACCGGCTACTTTTGCCGTGCTATCTTGAAAGCGTACTCCACTATTACCATTGGCTGGTGTTTTTACGTTACGGCGGTTTGCTAAAGGACGTAATGCCATATTGTTTCTCCCATAAAAAAGCGACTGGATTAACCGCAGTCGCATTGTCTGTTTTTTGCCATTACTGGATCATCATAGTGATCGAGTATGACCTCATTGTTGCCGTGATACTCAAAATAGTAAGTTCCCGCATCATCAATGTGAATAGCAGGATCATCAGCAGTTAAAACTACCGCTTGCTTACATTTTTTGTAGGGCATTTTGTTCACATTCACCACTAAATCTGGCTCAATAATGCAAGGGCAACAATCGTCCGTTAATGCCCAATTTGGATTACCGATTGATTGCACTCTTGCAATATGCACCGTTACCGTTTCATCACCTTCCAATCCCCACGCAATCACGCGCTTAGGTAAGCGGCGAACTTCAATATTGCTTGATGTGGGATAAAGTGGATTAAGGGTGAAGCGGGGGGCGTTAGATTGAGTTGAATTTGTCGTGATTATGGTGTGTGTTTTAATTTTCATACACCAAGCTACCTTTACCATTTTGTTGGCGAAACATCAGAAGTTGGAGCCAACAACTGCTTTACTCCATTTTGTTCATCAATAACAGCGCCATATACTCGTTTTGTAAATCTCTCTACAGGATCTGCATTTTGGCCCAAAGAAATGGAAAGTAGGTTATTAATCCTCTGATCCCAACCTTGATGTGCAATAATATGACACGCTACATTACTTTCAATAAATGAATTCAAAATATTAATTTCTCCCCCGTTGAGGATGAAGAAAACCTGTAATAGAAATTTGGTTACCTTCAACTAGCTTACGCGATTTCTCAAGTGTAAATTCTTTAGTATCTTTAAATGTCATATTTCCCACACAAGATAATCTACATTGGAATAAACCGACATTAACGCCATCGCGTTGAAGAATTCTACTAAGAGATCCATATTTCACTTACGTTAGATTTTGCTTCAGGATGCTTTCTAATTTGGACATTTAAGTCATTACATAAATTTATCCCATAGAAATTAACTTTGCATCCATTTGACAAGGAAATACAAGGCATATAAACATACGAAGCTTCTTTTGTTGATGGTGGAGTCAATTTCATCACAACTCCAGTGAATTTTACTATTGGCGCTGTACTTTCTCTTGCTACTATACTAGTAGCTGTAGTTCTATCTCCACCAGCTCTTTCCATTGCCGCATCAAATGCTCCCCCATAAGGAAATATAGATAAATGCCCTGGCTGAACAAAAAACTCATCACTTGATGAGCAGATATGTTCCTGTTCTGTATGCAGATGTATTTCTCGATATGTTCCTTTTACCGCAAACGAATTGGCATATTTTATTGTCCTTAACGGTTTGTTAATTGTTCCCGCCCCTTCAATCTCATAAGGTGATTGATCTACCCCATTTACCGAATCAACATAAAGCACCTCCACCTCTTTCGGAGATTTAGACCCCACATAAATACCATCTTTATGCACTTGTAGTAAATTATCTTCTAATTTTGATATACGAATGCTAAGTTGTCCCGTTTTATCATCAACCTCAAGAAGCTGACTATTAATATCAATGTTATACTTGCCTGTAGAATCATCCCATAATAGCCCCTTACCCATATTCACAGGAGAAACCACAGCAATATCGCTTTCGATCTCCGTGTCTGAACCATTTCCTAATTTTTGATGTGCCATACTATGCTCCCTGATTAACTGCATAACCAATTACTTTGCCGGCTGCATTAACAATGCGTGCAGTTGAAACATTGAGCTGTTTACTTCTTTCATCAAAATTAAGCCCATTACCTGCTAACGCATTACCAATAACGCCACCAACCTTTTCTGTATCTACACCTAGTTTACCTTCTTCGTTAAACTTAAGTGTTTCATCTGGTGCTAATGCAAGTGGGCTTTCTTCAGTACCGTTCCCATTAATTCCTGCGTTTGGTTTTACAGAAACTGCAACATCACCAGCAATTGCTTCTTTAATTTTCTCAACGGTTACTTTCCCAGCTCCTTCGCCACCGCTCTTATCTAGTAACGAATCTTCTGCGGAAACCGCTTTATCATCTTGCTCTTGTTGTGAATCTTTAAATTGTTTACAAGTTACGAATGCCATATTTGTTCTCCATAAAAAGTCTTGTTATTAAACAAGACTATGTGTTAATACGAACTACCTAATGGTGCCGTGATAAATACTGCCGAGTCATCATTCGTACCATCGATGCGAGTGAGTCCAAATAATGATGAACCACTAGGACCACCACTGAATGAAATTCCAATCTCTCCTGCATTAACTACATTACGGTGTCCATGGCTATCAGTTAAACGAATAGTGTACATTCGTCCACGACCGATTAATTGACTATCTAACACTTCAAGCGTTGAGCCAGAACCATTCACCCAGAAATAATCTGGCACCATTGTTTCTGGTACGGTGTTTTCACCCGTTACATCATACACAGCTACAACAGCTTTCACATAGTTGTTAGTCTGAATGACAGTTAAGTTACTTATCCCCCATTGTGGTCTAGGTGCCGGCTGTCGCTCTATTGATTTTGCTTTATCTCTAGCTTCTGCTAATTGAGCTTGTGTAATAGCAAGCTCTGATCGCGCTTGAGTTAATAACTCTCGCATTGAATCAAGCTCTGACTGAGCACTTTCTGCTTGAGCAGTTATTGATTTGAGTTCTGCTTGTGAAATAGCCAAATCAGATTGCGCTGTAACTAAATCACTTTGAGTTCTCGTCAATAAGTCTGTTAAATCTGTAATCTGTGAAGTTAAGTTTTCAATCTCGCTTTCAAGACCTACAATTTTTGCTTCCAGTGCGGAAGTGTCAGCCGAATCTCCTTTTTCCTGACATTCGGCTAATACAGATTGAACCTGCTCTAATTCCTTTTGGGCTGCAGCTAAACGCTGATAAAGTTTGCCTTTTTTACAAGGCCAGTTTATTTCATCAAGTAATTCGACATAAAGTTTTAAACCCATATTTTCTCCCTTTTAATTACATTGGATAATCTCTGGAGCTGTTGGCGAGTTATTTACCGCATACCCCACAATAGTCCCGTTACACTCCTCAATAGGTAATGTATGCCCATCGCCTGCAGTGGGATAGGCATAACCAACGAACTTTTCACAATCGTAAATTTTAACCGTTGCTTCTGGATCACGCGTTTCATTTGGGTGAAATAAATACCCCATAAACATCACTCCACAACAATCCCCATCATCTAAACTAATCGGCAATGGCACACTAGCCTGATACCCACAAGGAACAATGCCTAGCTCTTTGTCACTAAAATCAGTGCCATTAATGGGTTCTATCGTGACGGTTAAGTCAGGGCTATGCTGATTATTCACCACCGGAATATAATTCCCTGTGTAACGAATCACTAGCGTTGAACGCTTTGCCGAAAGAGTAGGTGTGCAATATCCCAGCTGATAAGGAATTGCACTGGCTATTTCTGCTGGCGTTGGTTCAATAATGCAGCAACCTTCGCTCTTATAATTTCCTTGATTAGAGCAATAATTCACACGCTTAAAGGTAATGGTATCAAGCGCATTTAGTCCATATGCACTCACTAAAACAGCTTTTGAACCTACGGAAAAGCCTTTTGGATCAATGCTGGCAGGTGAGATAATAGAAATAACATTTGGATTACAACTCATTTTGCCCTCCATATTTCCAATCAATTAAGTGCGGTACAATTTCTAGCAATTTTTGGTAATTTACTCCTTTTCTCGGCGTAAATAACATTGGTGGTTGCCACCATAGCACTTTAAAATTTCCTGCATACCCACCCTCAGTAAAGGTTAATAGTGTCGGCGATTCATTAAATTTGACATCGCAAGTGCCAGATTGAACTCGAATCACCTTTCCCCATCCATAGCGATCGTGCCAAACCTGATCGTTTTGTTTTACATCATCTAAGTCAATTTTCATTGCATTACTCTCAAGCTCCTTCCGTCTAGCCCGTCTGTTGGGCTTTGCATCTGAATATTATTTAAATCGGACTGCACGCCATCACTCGGCATATAACGGTCAGTGTCGATCCCTTTTGATTTGAAATAATCCCGAACAAGATCGCGATAAAGCTGTTCTGGGAGCATTCCTTGCTGAACAATTTGTCCAGCTTGTGGCACAAGCCCTGCCAGCTCTTTGGATTTATTTAACTCAGCCTCAAGACCAAGCAATCCTGTTGCCACAATTTTGGCATCTGCTTTAATTGACTTATCTTTACTGGTTACCAGGTTTGTCGCATAAATCAGCGTAATTGCTGGGCGAATAAAGTACTCGTCAATATTTAATGCACAATCTTTTAAACCTAATACGGCATTATCAGTCATCATTGCTAAGCCACCTAAGGTTTGCCCAGCGCCTTGCAATCCCGCATTCCCATTCAAAAATGAAGGCAATCCGCACTCGTCATCGGCAAGACGAATCTCGTTTGTCATCTGATTAAATAGGGTTGGAAATGTTGGGGTGATTTGATGTTGTTTAATGCCGTTAAGATAGCCTTCCTTGGTTGGGTTCGTGTAAACCCGATGCAACGGTTCCATCGTTACATCTTGCGGGCTGTCAAAAGCAGCCGCATCAATTTCTAACATCGGGCCTGCTGCATAACGTGTATTAAGTAGCATTGCATATTGCGTGCGGTTTATAGAGATTTGTCTGTCATAAACCATCATACCTACGCTAATCCCATAAGGCTCTCCTGCCACCCGTTTATAGCTGGCTGAAAAATAAGTACGTTTACCTTTTGGGTGAGCCACAATGTTACATCGGATAACCCGATGATTGCATACTTCGATGTCCGCATTAAAATACTTAAATTTTTCGCTTTCTTGGATTGGTACACCATAATCAATTAAGTCTGCACCACGAACAAGCATTTGGCATCGCAAGATATGAATTTCGTCATCAAGTAAGCTATTATCCAATGTACCACTTTCATTTGTGTCAATGCCAAGCCATTGGTTGTCGCCATTTTCGATAATGTCTTTCAGCACTTCATCAAAATAGCCTAGGGTTTCATTGCCAATAAAGCCCGCCAGTTGTGCTTTCGTTCGTTTCGCGAGTTCGATAAAAAATGAACCGTCTTGCGCATTAGTTGCATCAGGTGAGAAATACGCATTGCTTGGTTCTACACGTCTAAATGTTGGGCGAATAACAATCTTTTCTTCGTATTTATCGTTTTTCCATACCTGATCGACAACAGCTTCATTTTCATAGCTGATCACCATTACAGGATAAAGCGCCAAATCCAATAAGGCTTCCGTCATTGCGCCTGTAAAATTCCCTTCGATAAGCTGATCTTTAATTAACCTTGCCATTTTAGTTGTGGCTTCACTGGCGATTTTAAATTCTTCTTCGCGCAATGTTTCTTTTGCCTGCTTGCTTTGCTCCTCAATAAATTTGGCAATTTTCGGATGTAATAAAAAGCCATCAGTTAAGGCTTCAAACGGCAAATTATTATCCAATACCACTTCAGTGAGCTTTGCTTTTACTCGCTCAAAACCTTGCTCTTGCTTGTCTTTTGGTAGCTCTACAATTGGTGTGGGCGCAATATCAAAAGGTGGATTTCTGTGATTAATATATTTTGAGCGGATATAGCTCGATACCATATTGGCCTTATTTTGAATTAACCCAAAATAGGTTTTCATATTTTTTAGATTGGCCAATTCTTCGGGTTCGTGGATTTTGTTATAGGCGTTATACAAGCGATAAAACCAACTCTCCACCGTCTTGCCTTGTATCTCCATTCTCGCACGATACCCTTGCGCAATCCTAAAATTATCCATCACCCTTTCGGCAAGTTTATCGTGGATTTCTTCTTGCGTTTCTTCATCTTTGGGTAACGCAATTTTTTCGCTAGATGTTTCCATTTATCATACTCCCGCCACTAGTTGGCGTCCGTCTAATGCCATCATACTCATCAGGTTGCGGTGAGCGTGGGACAATATTTTTTAAATAAAAGGTCATCGCCAAAGCATCGCCTACATCGGGAGAGCGTGGTAGTTTCTTTTTGGCGGTGAGCAATAGCCGATCTTTGCTGTCATAATCATATTTAGGCAACAACAAATCACTAGCAAATAAATCGTTATCCGGTATATCTGCCCCTGCATTAAGCCACTCACTCATCCGATCCCACATTTCTGCACGCTTATTAACATAAGCATCATCATTGTCAGCCGTATTGCTAGCAATTGCCTCAAAGATTCGCTCTCCAAAACCTAGTTGATTTAACCTGTCATAAACACCAGCACCAATGCCTATCGTATCGACAAACACCGCATCGGCATTAAACTCAGTAATAAATTTCGCACAGCGCTCTGCCACCAGCATTGTATCTGGGATTTTTAAGCGTAAGGCTTTAATTACTTTGCGCCCTTGTCTAATAACTACTCCTGTACTGTCTTTACCACGTCTTGCAGGGTCAATACCCATCACAATAGGCCCAATCGGCTCATAGGTTGCTTTGCGTGCTTTGGTTACACTATCGCCACTCACTAAAGAGCCATCTGCGGACTGAAATGCTTCTTCTGCCGTGATAGGATATTGCTCGGCAAACAACGCAATTTTTCGATCTTCTGAACCTTTAAACGACCTGATTTTCGACTGCCGCCAAGCTAATTGCTCATCGCTAATGCCGTGCAAACGTTGGTAATCCAATTCTTCTTCGGAAAACTTCACGCCTTCCGCACTGATGGCATATTCTTTCATCACCGTCCAAGGATAAAAAACCGGCTCAAACTCACTTTCACCACGCAGAGCCGCCTCCCAAGTTGCGTGGAAATAATCACCAGGGCCATTTGCCGTACTCTCCAAGAAAATCATTGAGCCTTCGCCCGTTGGCACGGTTTGCATTACCCCTGCCGTCATATCTTCTTGGTTTTTTGAGCGGGACACCTCAGACCAATGCAAACACTGGATTGTTGAGCCGTGTCCAACGTTTTTACTCCCTGCCGTAGCAGTTTTAATTGCGCAATCAATCCCCGTAAAAGCTAACTCATTAACACTGGCACGATTAGCAGGTGTTTTAAACGTCTCAGGTGTATAATCGTGATAACGCTTAGTTATCTCAAATAATTCTTTTGTCGAGCTATCTAAGTGCGTTAATACCAGAGATTTTGTCCCTGCGTGGTTAATCGTCCACCAATAAATTAATGCTTCAATCAGGGTGGAAAACCCCATCTGCCTTGCTTTTAAAATGATAAAACGCGCATAACCTTTAATGGTCATAGACTCAATAAAGCGATTAATAAAATCCGTCTGCGCCTCATTTGGTACAAATCGAACTAACCCGCCTTTTTTCGGACGTATCCATAAGCAATCTGCTGCAAAACGCAAAAAATCGGCGCGATAAATTTCGCTCAAGCGCCGAATAATTTCATCATCCGTTAGTGTTTTGCTCATATTCGCTTAATCTCTTTAACCAATTTTCACGGTCGAACCCTTCCGATGTTGCCTGATTCTCCGTGCTTGCTCCCAAGGCTAGGCGAGTAACGGACTGGGTATCTTTTAGCGCCCCTGATAGTGCTTTAAGCGCAACAGGGCTATCTATAGTAGGCAGCAACTCAATGATTTTATTATTAATCAGCTCTGCTGTTTTAACGCAATCATCATCAATTTGAGCAAGTTTTGCGGCTCGATTATTAACCGAAAATTCAATGCTCTTGTTTTCCGCATCTTTTCCGATCAATTTCCGTTCGTCTATCCACTTCCCTTGCGCGACTTGTTTCGATAGCGATCCATAAGGTATTCCGTATTTTTCCGCAAATTCTTTTGCGGAAAGCGAAGAATTGATAAACTGAACCTTAATTGCTACCCAGTCATATGATTTCTTCGCCATCTAACTTTACCCCGCCAAATAACCAATTAGTCCACCAAGCAACAACCCGCCCATAATGCGATAGCCTAAGCAGCACTGACAGTCTGTACCATAAGCAAAAAATAAAGCAGCCTTTTTGAGCTGCTTAAACGGGAATGGCAATTCGTCTGCTGGCATCGAGCAAATCCAAGCAATTTTCTGCCCTCCAAATTTACTCACTGCTTCGGTTCCCACCACCTCATCATAGTCATTGGCATAATGCAATCCTGCACAAATACTCTCAGCCAATGCTTTTGCTTCCTTAACGCTTGATGCCGTAATGTAAAATGATTGCTCTTCGCCATTATGGATATAAGTAACAAAAGTTATAGTACTTCATCATCAAATTCCATAAGTTAATGCTTTAACCGCCCACATCTGAGCATCAAGAATGCGTTTTTGTGCTTCCTCGATAAGCATTTCTTTTGTTGAGTTTAGTGTACCTTGTGCAAAAGCATCTTGTTTATGCGCCTCAAGCTGATCAATAGCAAAAGCAAATCGCTGCTTGCAATCGTGTACATCTTGTCTCGCACCAACGTTAAAGGTAATACCAACTAATTTCTCACCGCGTGTAAAAGGTGGCGTGGTTTGTTCTTGTTCTGTCATATCTTCCTCACTCATTTGATATAAGTTAATTCTTATTTAATTTCTCCGGTGATGCGGATTTTAAACATCGGTTCATACTCAGGATTGTTAATATTTATCAATCCCTCAATAAAAAATCCTATATGATCTGCCGCAGTCAAAACCCAATCAGGAATAAAGTTAGCTGCAACGATTTCTGGAGCTTCGCTATTGATGTCTTTAACATAAACGGGAATATCCCAAAGCCGTCCGTAATGCGTGAAGCCTTCTTCAATCAATTTCTTTTTCGACTTATAAAGCATTCCCATTTAATTTACTCCATTCAATCACGCCACTTAATCGCCCTGCACAAATCTCACGCTCTTTTTGTACTATACGCAAATAAACAATCGCCTCGCCGTAAGTTGAACCTTGAAAAGCAGTTTGTTGGCAAGGAATTAAGTAAATGCTAGGCGGTAAAATAGGCTCTGTTTTGATGACTGATTTAGCGCAACCGCTTAATAACGTCATTAGGCAAGCGCTGATTAGCACAGTCTTGCACTTTAATCGTTTTGTAAATGACTTGAATGTCTTCATCTGCTTTCTCTCGCTGGGTTTGTTCAAGTGCGGTCTGTTTTTCGGTGGATTTTCGCTCATCATTTAACTGCCTTGTTTTTTCCGCTAAGCTATGGTTAAGTTGCTGTATGGTTTGGGCTTGCGCTTGATTTTTGGCTTTTAAGCTACTTATCATCTGTGACTGATACCAAACCCAACCACACAAGCCTAAAATCAGACAAAGTGCGGTGAGATTTAGCCACGTTTTAAACTGGTTAAACATAGTGCTTTCTCTTTTTCACGGCGGGCTACCAAACCTTTAAGCACTTTCCCGCCAGAATATTTCCAGCGCGGGAATTGCTCACATATTGCAGCAATATCACCTTGTTTTGCGTAACGGTAAATCGTAGATGTTTTGAGCTTGCTGCAACCTACGTTAAAGGTGAGTGAAGTTAATGCCTCAAATGCGCCTTGTGGTAAGTTTCTACCATTAGCATAACGATTGACACACTGTTCCGCAGTCTGAATATCTTTCGCCCAACGGTAGGCAATCTCTTTATCCGAATAAACCTTGCCAAAGGTAATATCGCCTGTTGACCCAATTCCAACCGTCCACACATCAGCAGGGCATTTATACGGCTCACGCATACAGCTTTCCGCTTCGCCGATTAATTCCATTCCCTTTTGCGTAGTGCGGATTTCGTCGGAGTGATTAAGCATTACTAAGCCAATGATTGCTACAACCGAACAACCCGCAATTTTTTTGAAATGCTTCATTTAATATCTAGCCCTTTTTTCAATCTCGCCACTGTGAGCTGATGGATTTCTTCCTTACGTTCTTCATCACGCTTTCTCGCCCGCCAATCACAAATACGTTGATATAAATTAGCAAGTGCGGTAACAATACCGATGGCGAGGCTCAACATCATTAAATTTTGTTGATCGCCAAGCCAAGCTAAAAAGCCACCAAAGCCTGACCAAAGATAGCTTTGCGTCCCCATATCTTTCATAGTTTTCATACTCCGCCCCATTTCGGGACAACAAAAAAGCCCACTTGTTACAGTGAGCTATAAGTTCTGCTAAGATAGAGTTTCCACGCAATAAAATAGCAGAGGTTTAAAATGATTATACGAATTTAAGTAAGACTCGAAGATTTCGTACCGCCTGAAACAATACACTTACCGTTGCAGACTCTTACAGTATAAGCACATTTAAATTTCATCTTCAAATTCTCATAAAGTGCCTTGAGTAAATACTCTGGCACTTCTTCGCCGTTAATCTTAATTTTTCGCCTAATGTAATTTCCATACTGTCACCTAAATAAAAACCCGACCGTTTCCGATCAGGGCTGTTAAAATTCATTCGTGCGTTTTAAACGTGCAAAACCGCACTATAGACAAAATGTTAGTGTTTTAGTGCGCACTAGTCAAGTGTTTTCACAAAAAATATGCTTACGCAACAAAAATACAGTTATTTTGGCTTAACATTAACATCAGTGATGTTTCTGCTATTTTTAAGCGTTCAAAATAAGTGCGGCGACCGATCCCAAACCTTTCCAAAATCCCCATTCTCACTAACGCACGATTGCGATCGTACTCATTATAAAGTGGCAAACGGTAAGCATAAGTTGCCATAAACAAATCATAAAGCTCAGGTGTTGCTTTACGCATCACTAGCACGCAACGTTCAATTTCCTCAGCCAATGGCTCACTGATTGGATCTGCTCGTCTTTTGCTCTCATCAATAGGCACGGGTATGCTCACCGAAAGGCAAGGATATTCTGTGCCTAATCGTGGTGTAGCCCAATAGCCCCATTGGGTGCAAACTTTTTTAATATCGTTAAAAACTAATTCCATTATTAAACAATCTCCCCAATAACAACTTCAATCTTTCCACCTTTAACCGCTCCGCATTTTTCGGCACTTAATTTAAAGATCAAACTATCATCCTTAATCACTCCCGCTTTGACGAGAGCGTCAAGCAATGCTTTAAAAATATTATCAATATCTCGCCTGCGGTTATCGGGTGGGTAAATTGCAATATTCAGTGCCACCTTACCCGCAAAGTGCGGTGTATTTTTTGTGAGATTTTTCACTGTTTGCTGGTAGGCTTTGCCTTGTGTCGTCACATAATGCACGCCAGATTTTGTATGCTTCCAGTAATGATTTACTGTAGGCGGGTAAGGGAGGGTTAAAGTTAGCTCTCTCATAGTTTTCCCTCTCGTTCAAGTTGCACAAGGGTTCGCATTACACCTTCTGCGTGAGCTTGGCGCACAAAATCCGCTTCTAATTGACGAGTGCGGCGATCGATTTCATCGTGGCAAGCGCCACAGGCCCATGCGCCGATTAAATCATTGGGTTTCATTCCCATGCCGTTAATTCCAGCCATACGATAATGAGCCAGCACCACGGTATCAGGATTAAAATTACAAATACCAGGCAACCGCACTTGACAATCTCGCCCTTTGGCTTCTTTGCGTAAATTCATCTAACCTCCAAACGCCATCAACTGATTAATCTTATTCTCCAATGCCCATTCATCTTGATAGATATGGCATAGGGTTTCATTCCAAATCACGCCATACACGCCCTTGTACACTTCGTTGAATTTTTCCTGTGGCAACTTATCAAAGGCGATAGACCAGCGTGTTTTTATCGTGCCGCCATCTTGGCTTGGTTTAATGTCATAAAAACCTGCTTTTTTCATCACGTGATCGAGATAGGCTTCAAGGGTTTTCATTCCCTCATAATCCAATTTTGCTTCACGATTTGACCGCACTTTGGCTAACACTTTGTCGGCAATGGGTTTTGTGATGTTGGAATATAAATTCTCATCATTAGCCGCTATCGCAATTTCTTTTGCCACGGCTTGGGCAATCCATTCTTCCGCCTGAGTTAAAACGCTAAATTCTGGCTGCCAATATTCATAGCCTGCATCAAGCAAGGCAAAAAATTTCTTGTGATGCTGGTAATTGCGATTATGAGATAACGGCACAATTTTCACCGCACTTCCAATCGGTAATGACTTCAACAAATTGCGATCGTAATCCGTTTCTGCCACAATCGCCCCGTTGGCATATTTCACCGCGTGGATCTCAGTTTTGCGACGTGTTTTACTTGCCATACCCACTTACCTTAGTCTTCAATCCCTTCTCCGTATTTAGGGCATTTTCTATCCATTAAAACCTGACTCGAGATAAAATCGCAAAGCAAATTATCAAGGCCCAAAAACTAACCGCTAAACTTTCATAATCCATACCCACCTACCTTTTTTACAAAATCCAAACTCACCGAACGCTGTACAAAATCTTCCATTGCTGGATCGAACACCACAACCATTTGCCCTTTGCTGTTGCCTTTGATTTCTTCACCTGTTACCGGGTGGAGAAAATTAATGCGCCCGCCGACAATATCAATCACTTCATTGGCCACGCCGTGAATATGGTTTTGATACCATTTTGTGGATTTGTCGTTATTGAGCAACATCACCACCAAATAACCTGCATCGCGTAATTCCTTTGCTCGTTGCAAGTAAGGCGTAACGTTGGAGTAAGGCGGATTAACGAAAATGCGTAAGTTGCCGTTACAGGTTTCCGCAACCACATCAAGCAATCGCTCGAATAAATCCTCGCCCAAAAAATCTGCCGCAATAGGGTATTTTTCACCCCAAGGCGATTCATCGGGATGTTCATAATCTTCAGGTGCTGGTTTACCGATGTAACGATAGGTCAAAGCGTTTTCATAGGTCGCGCAACCGTCAATATCAAACCAGTTAAAACGCCGTAAGAGCCAGTCAAAAACATATTTCGGTGTGCGCCACGTGTCTTTATCGAATTGTTGTTCGGTCATCATTTCATCCCTAAAATCGCTTTGCATTTTTCAATGCCGTGTTGATTAATTTTTCTTTGCACTTCAGGCGGAACAAAGCTCGGTTTAGCTGGCAAGGTGATTTGCGGTTTAGGCAAAGTTTCGCCCGCTTCCAAGCGTGCTGCCATCGCTTTCAACGCTTTGCTCACTGCTTTGCGCAACTTTTCTTCCGTTGCCTCACGATTGTTGCAATACAAGTCTGTGAGCAACCAATATTCCGCATCGCTCTCAAATTGGAATTTGTGGATTTCCAGCATTCCGCAGCCTTGGAATTTCTTCAGGCGGTCGTAAAGTTCGTCTTCGCTCGGTAGCCCTAACGCTTCAAAACGGTCTTGTTTGCACCAAGTGATAAATTGCCCCACGCTCGGGAAAAACGGTTTATTTTCACGTTCCGCTTGGGCAATGCCACGCTTGAATTGGGCTGCGCTAGTTACCCCGTTATTCACCAAGGCTTCAAGCCAAAGGTGCTTGGCTTCTTGGTAGCCTTCTTCACCGTCAAATGCCGCTTGCCAAGCGGGGAATATTGCTTTCAGGCGGACGAACAGGCGATCGACAAATTTGGCAACGTGCGGTGGGATTTCTTGCTTGCCCACAGGTGCGTGATAGTTTGGCTCACGCCCAATCGCATTTTGCAGTTGTGTTACGGTAATTTGGTTCATCAATACCCCCGAATCTCAATGGTTTTGCCACGCCACCAGCTATCGTCATCATCGCTGAACTTTGGCTTTTTGCTGTCCGCCGTTTTCCAATCCCAATCAGCTTGAAAGCCTTGCCAGCCCCGTTCAATCATCATCGCCACTACCTCCCCAAGTGGCAATTTGGCTAAATCCGCTTGTTTTTTCAGTCGTGCCATCGCCGTGTTGGTGATAACCGCACGTTTGGCTTTTCGGTGTCGGATAAAATCTTCAGCAAGCTCCCCCTCAATGCCAAAACTTGCCAAAATTTCCACCGCACTTTGCGATTTTTTTTGCGAAGTTTTTTTAATTGGTTTTATAGGAGTGTTTTTATTGTTATTTTGTGTGTGAACTTTTTTCACAGGATCTTGTGAACTTTCTTCACAGGCGCTATGAACTTTTTTCACAGGTGAACTTTCTTCACTAGTGAACTTTTTACACAGGTTAGGCGTGAAAACATTCACCCCTCTTGCCCCTTTTTGGCGAGTTAATAACCCGATTTCTGTTAAATGATTACAGGCATCAATCACCGCTCTGTTACTCAACCCTGTCATTTCCATTAACTGAGAGATAGAAATCGCGTCGCAATCTTTATTCCAGCCTTTTGTCTTACGCACAATGACTAAGTAACATTTGAGTTCCGCACCAGTTAAATCTCGAATTAAATCATCCACCACCACATTAGGCAGCTGGAACGAATTTGGAATAAATTGATTGCTCATACACCCTCCGCTAGCCAATAAGCCTTATAACGCTTGCCAGAATTTGGATCTTTCATCATCTCGTCTGTGATGGGATAACCCTGTTCACGCAAATCCAAAATGCGGGCAGAAAGACGCATACAGCCAAAGCGATTTAATGCTTCAAGTGCGGTGATTCTTTTACCTGTTTTTAGATAAGCCAAGATTTTGTTACATTGGCTTTGACTTTGTTTTTCATTTGGATTAATATTTTCCTTCATAGTTAATTCCTAAATTGATTAGCCACCGTGTCCGCGGTGGTTTTTATTGCTTATGAATAGCAATCGCCACTTCGATCGCTTTTGCCGTGGTCTGTTGTGATTTATGCAACAACTTATGCAGCACATCTTGTTCTTCCTGTGTCAGCACGCCATCGCTTAAAAATTCGTTGAGCTTGGCAAATAAAATCCCACGCTCTGCTAGTTCTTGCAGTTGTAACTGCGATAGCTCGACTAAGTCAGTTTCGTTTTCGTTCGGTACAGCAAAACTCACCTTGCCTAAACGCCGATTGATTTCATCCGACCAATCACTTACGCCATATTCAAGCTCAATCGCAATCAATTCTTCGCAGGTGAAACGCTGTCCTTTGGTTTGATAAAGGCGGTTATTTAGCGCCTGTTCTGTCATACCAAGAAAGCCCGCAACGGCTGCTTTTCCGCCTTGGCACTTCTCTATCATTTCAATAATCGTTTTCTTCATTGCCATAAATTCCTTGTGGATTTTGTGGTTTTGTTTTTGGGTGGGCTTGGTAAATTAGCGATTAGCTGGATTCGCTAGTCGCTTAATGTCGTCAGCCGTTATTTTATTATTGAGAGCATTAGCTAATTTCTCTGCATATTGCGTTTCTCCCGTGTAATCTGTTCTTGGCAATGCATTTGAAGCTCGCCACTTATACACAGCCCGAGAAGTAATACCGCATAATTGAGCTACATTTGAAGCTCCAATATGGTCAATAATTTGTGTAAGTGTTTTCATAATTCCTCATAAAAATATGAACATTAAGTACATAATAAATCAGAACTGAAAGTACTTCAATATTTATTTATAATTGAACCGATGGTACGGAGATAAAAAATGATTACAGAAGAAAAATTCAGAGAGAATTTTGCTAAACGATTAGATCTTGCTTGTAAAGAAAAAGGTTTAGCAGAATGGGG